TCTCGACGCCCTCCTCGACATGGTCAAGGACAAAGACGGCCAAGTTGACTATCTCATGATGCCTTCTCGTACCCTTCGCGCCTACTACGCGCTGCTTCGGGCTCTCGGTGGCGCGGGCATTGGTGACGTGGTCACCCTTCCAAGTGGTCGTCAAGTGCCTGCATATCGCGGCACTCCGATGTTCCGTAATGATTACACCCCGGTTACGCAGGTCAAAGGCGCTTCCGGTGCTATCTGCACTACCATCATCGCCGGTAACTTCGATGACGGCTCCTACAAATACGGGATCTCTGGCCTCACGGCCAAGAACAACGCCGGTATTGCGGTCAAAGAGCTTGGTGATTCCCAGACCAAGGACGAGTCGGTCACTCGTGTTAAAATGTATTGTGGCCTGGCTCTCTTCAGCGAACTCGGTATCGCAATGGCGCCTGGCATTAAGAACTAACCTTAAACTTGACGCCTCAGGTCAGACTGTTAATCTGACCTGGGGCCGTTAAGGAGGACTCCGATGGCTAAGAAATTTGCGTTCCACCTCACTGGTGGTGATGAGGGCAAGACCAAGGTTATCAACAACCGTTATAACTTTGTCGATGGCGTTATGCATGTATCCGAGGATGCAGCTAAGGCTCTTGGACCAATTCTCAGCAGATTCTACGCCGCAGAGTTGGTCATTGAGGATGTCGCTGAGGAGTCTCGTGGCAATGTTAGCGATGAGTCACCGCTGTTAAAAACCGTCACCAAGGTGACTCCTGCTGCCGCTCCTGCTGCCGCTCCTGCTGCCGCCCCTGCTGCCGCCCCTGCTGCCGCCCCTGTTACTAAAGAGGCTAAATAATGTCCGTCGATGCCACCCCAGCCGGCCCACAAGCTAACTCATATATCAGTGAGGCGGACGCTCTGGCTTACTTTGCTAGTATCCTTAGCAAGGACGCTATATGGGGTGGTATCGAAGATGCGATTCAGTCAAACCTGTTGATCGAAGCCACCCGCTCACTTGACTTATTATTTGAGTGGGTTGGCATTCGATCCACCAGTGAGCAAAGTCTCAAATGGCCAAGGGCCGAGGTCGAAATTGATGGTTACTACATCGATTCCACCATTATACCTGAAGCAGTCAAGGTCGCTACATGTGACTTAGCATTCTTCATATTTCAAAGTGGCTCAGTGTCAATTCAAAAAGACAATTTAAACGCTTTGAAAGTCGGACCGATAAGCCTGAATTTTGGGTCTACATCTGGGAATTACCCACCACTGTTAAACAGCACCCTTACAGGTTATGGGTTTCCTCGTATATCCAAAAGCGGTTCAGCGAGATCTGTTAGGGTTATAAGATCATGAGCACAGTTAGCATTATCTTAAACTCTCTACGAGGTCTCGAAGAATCGAACCCAGAACTATTTATAAACACCGTACTGTATACCCAGTCGACCAACTATAACTCCATTGAACTCAAGAATGACATTATTACCACTGAGTCAGATGTCAAGTTGATAATTGACGTACTGACTCAAACTGAGATCGATGGCACCCTGATAACGTATCATACTGTAAAGGCGATAATTACAAAGTTCTCTGTAGAGCCTAAAGAGACTGATGCGATATTAATCGGCGGTATAAAGTATGAAATATCACGTATCCAGCCAATATATGTCGGAAACATAGTTGTAGCATACGTGGTGTACTTGAATGCATAAATATAGCGCTCCCAGATCGCTCCGAGTCTCTCATATACAGTTAACTAATAGTAGAACATAAGCTAACTATATATGAGATATCCAGAGCGCTTAGAAAATAGTTAATAAATTCAACTACTTGGGTATATATGAGTGGATTCAGCTGGTCCGGAGACCCTCGCCAATTCGTTGATAATGTTATTGATGACGTGGACCGAGAGATCTCTTACATAGCCACTCAAATATTCCGAGAACTGGTCACTGAATCGCCGGTGTATTCTGGAGCATTACGAGCCTGTTGGAGAGTATCTCAAAGCAAGCCAAACGTTGTATCGATGCCTGGACGGCATGCTGAGGGCAGTATAAAATTCCCAAGTTTACGTGCTCTGCGGTTTAAAGGTCTTAAAGAGATACACATCACCAATGGCCAATATTACGCAGTATATATAGAGTACGGGTCAAGCCGAAATTCACCTCAGGCTTTTGTACAGAAAGCTGTTGATAGGGCTACCAGATGAGTCGATTCACAGAGCAATCGATAATTGAATCCTTCTTCAAGACCTCTTGGCCTTATACGCCTATAGCTGTTGAGAATATCAACTTCAATGATAAACTTATAGATGAGTGGGTAAGATTGACTGTTATACCTAGTGATAGTAACTTGCCGTATCTCGGCCAAGCTACCACTCGTGAACACGGCATAATCTCAGTACAGGTATTTACAAAAGCTGGCACAGGGTCTGGGGCAGCTAAAAAGTATGCGGATCAGATTTCTGATCTGTTCAAGTATCTTGACATTGAACGTATTCGCTGCTTGATGCCATCCATAGACACTATCGGTGAAAGTGGCGGCTGGTACCAGGTCAATGTAACCACTAAATATTCCCGAGAGGAGTGACTACCATGCCAGTCGCCACAAGTAATCGCACCGCAATGCGGTATGTAAAAGAGGTATCCCTCGCAACTCCGGTCGTGTCACCGGTACTCAAGACCGTCAGATACACCGGAGAGAGTCTTGCACTGAGTCAGACTTTCACAGCTAGTGAGGAGATTCGCTCGGACCGAAATCAGGGTAATACCAGCAAGACCTCATCGTCCACAGCCGGTGATATCAGTGTTGAGCTCTCACTGGACAGTTTCGATGACTTCCTCGCGGCCGTCATGAGCAACACCTGGAGCGCTCCGGTTCTGGACATCTCTACGCTGAAAAACGGTGTTATCCGTGACTCCTTCATGTTCCAGAAGCACTTCCAGGATATCACCACACCGATTTTCCAGAACTTCTTCGGCTGCTTGATCAATAAGCTGAGCCTGGACTTCCAGAGTGGCCAGATCATCAAGGGCTCATTCGCAGTCATCGGCACCTCCACTGTAACCTCGACGGCTCAGATTGCTGGTGCTACAGTCACTCCGGCGCTTACCACACTACCTCTGAACGCCGTTTCCGACCTACAGACGGTTGAACGTAACGGTGTGGCAATGACGTCACTGATCAAGAAGCTGTCTCTAGCTATTGAGAATAACGTCCGTGCTCTGGATGCTATCGGACATGCTGAAGCGGTTGACATGGCTCTCGGCCAGTTCAGCGTCAGTGGCTCGATGGATATTTATCTGTCGGATAAAGCTTTGTATGACGACTATGTTGCTGGAACTCCTTTCAGCTTCTCTTTCAAATTGGTGGATCCGAGCGGCGATTACTACCGCATCATCCTCCCCAATGCAAAGTTCGAAACCGGTCAGATTGTATCCGGGGGATCCAATCAAGACGTTATGATGACCGGCACCTGGCGGGCCCTCTACGATGAGACCGAGCTCTGCTCCATTATCATCGAGAAGTATGTCGCGCCGTAACAAGTATAACTGGACAGGAGCACGAAGATGGCATTAATCGTTGGTCAAGAACTCAAAGCAGTCAAGAATGGTCGCTGGGTTAAATTCGATGGGTCTGAGTTCCTGGTAGCACATACCAGCAATCTCAAGTTTCAGCGGATTATTCAGCAGCTTCAGCACCCTTATCGGAAGAAGATCGAAGACGGTAAGTGCGATCCAGCGGTCCTGAAAGACATCATGTGTGAGGCGATGTCCAAGGCCATTCTCCTTGACTGGCGAGGCGTTAAGAACACTGAAGATCAGGATCTAGACTTCTCTATCGAGATGGCTAAGTCAGCCCTGATGGCGGACGATGATTTCCGCGAATTTATCCAGTCCACTGCGGCGGATTTCTCCGCTTATAAGCAAGAGCAGACTGCTGACGCGGGAAACGTTTAATCCAGCTATTTCTATGGACCTTAGATTGGTCTGATCAGGAAGAAACTCTCTGGGAGGTGTATAATCAATCTGGCCACCTCCCAGAGAGTTTAGCCACTAAACCTGATATGCATAGCTGGATGATCGAGTACTTTGGTGCTTTTAAGTTACTGTCCTCCAGACGTCAAGTAGGGATGGTAGCGAACCCTATCAGTTTAGTCGATATTCAGGCCTATATCAACCTGTATGGCGCAACGGACCTCCGTGAGTTTGTTGAGTTTATTACCATGATGGACTCAACCTACCTGAAGTACCTATCTGATAAGGCCTCCAAAGATGATAGTTAACACTCACACTCTAAACGTCAATATAAACCCCGCGGGTGCTCAGACTGGTGCCCAGCAAGTCAATGTGGCCATTAATCAAATGGTTTCAGGGTCCGGCCGGGCCTCTCATCAGTTTAACAATAACATCAACTCTATGATGTCTAGCTTCAACAGGCTGACTGGAGCTGTACGAAATCTCTACGCTCTTATAACCACCGTTGCGATGGTCGATGTATTCAAGAACTTTATGGCTCGCCTCATAGAGGTAACCAGAGAGTATCAGGGATTCATCGCCATGATGCATGTCACCACCGGTACTCTTCGTGGAGCTGTCGCGGAGTACAACTTCCTGTATGAAGCATCAAACCGTCTAGGTATATCTGTAGAATCCGCCACTAAGACTTACGCCAAACTCGCAGCCTCTCTAAAAGGTACAAGACTAGAGGGTGAAGGTACTCGTAAATTGTTCGAGTCCCTAAGCAGTGCCTTTGTCGTTATGCACGCCAAACCCCAAGATGTCGAACTGATGATGTATGCTGTCACTCAGATGGCGTCTAAAGGGGTTGTAAACATGGAAGAACTCCGTAGACAGTTGGGTGAGAAACTGCCCGGCACTATGGTAACTGCCGCAAAAGCTATGGGTATGAGCATGGCAGACTTCCTTAAACTAGTCAAATCCGGTACCCTTGATGCTGAGAGATTCTTCGAAGCCTGGGTACCTGTTCTTGATAAGACATTCGGTCCATCGGTTCAGGTTGCGGTACAGATGCTGACGGCCCGCATTAATGTATTCAGAAACACGATGTTTAACTTATTCAAGATCGTCAGTGAGGGGGGTGCATCGGAGGGATTGACAAAGTTCGTCAATTCACTGATAACTAAACTCGGTTCTGCAGGCGCTTCAGCTGAGATGATATCACAGAAGATGAATAAATTCTTCACAATGGTTTCTGATGCCATTAATAGCTTGACCGCTAAGGATATGGCGCGGATATTTGATACCTTGCTGGTGCCAATGCAGTTCTTTGTAGGGCTGGTCGAGAATATCATAAATAAGCTAAAGATCATGGGTAGCGGTAGCGCCATTGACGGTCTTCAGGGAGCTCTTGAAGCGTCATTACGGGTCATGGCGGCATTTCTCGATCTCACGATAACTTTATCTATCACTGTACTGCAGTTGGTTAAAACTCTAGGTATGGTTAATACGTTTTTCAATGCCAAAGACTTTGGTGACTTATCTAAAGGTATTGGCAAAACTATTGATGAGATAGATAACCTCGAAGGTATTAATAAACTCGAGACCAAGGTCTCTACCATCGTTGATCGTATCTTTAGCCAGATGGATGCCAGGGCCAAGGACATGGGTCCAAGACTCACGAAGATATTCGAGAAGCCTTGGACTATGATGGACGAAGCTGCACCCTGGACCATGATGTCAGGTGTCAAACCTGCAAAGCCGCCGGGTGCAGGTTCTACACCTCAGGTTAAAGACCTGAAGGCGATGTTCTCCGCTGAGAAGGCCGAGAGAAATGCGTATAATGCCTGGCTCGAGGCTCAAGATCGTAACCGTATAAGTGTTGAGAAGGCGAACTTAGAAGCCAGTCTGGCAAACCTTGAGTCTTCGTTTAGGCGCGACATTATATCTGAGAAGACTTACCTGGATGAAAAGCTGGCTCTAAATGTAGGGTTCCTCAACAAAAAACTCGAGGTTACACAACAGGCTGAGGCTCGTGCACTCAAGGACGTCAATGACGCTAGAAGTGCATTAGGTTCAGGTGCTGGCAAGACGCAATTTGAAAAGGACGTCTCCAATGTAAAGCTGCAGGAGGACCTGTATCGGATGGAGACCGCCTATACAGGTAAGGTCGGTGAGCGTCTAGCTATAGAGCAGGAGATCAATAAGGTTCGTCAAGATGCTGCACATACTATGTCAATTACCTTAAAGGAATATGATAAAGCTGCAGCGACCTCGGTCATTAATGCCAAGCAGCTCAATCTTGAACTTGATCGCATGCGCAATACTAATACCATTGATGAGGCTCAGATCAAGGCTGATCAGTCCGCACTAGGTAAAGGCTTTGGCTATGGCGCTATTGATGATCAGTTAGCGGCCGATAAAGCTATGATCAAGGCTAAGTATGAGGAAGAGCGAGCTGGGGTTCAGCTTAAGATCGAAGCCATCCAGACTGGCGTTGATTTTGAATTATCGACCATTGACATAGTTCATCAAGCTCGTATGGCGGCCATTGAAGCTGAGAACAACTTCAGATTCGTAGGCGATGAGGACATGTTAAAAGCTTCAAATGACGCTAAACTTGCTGGTGAGAAAGCATTCTCTGAAAAATTCCGTAAACTCAAGACAGATAATGAGACTCGGTCCTTAGCCGCTGTATCGACCCTTCAAAAAGCCTTCCAATTGTCATTTGAAAGACAGAAAAATGAGGAGGTTGGGGTAGAGAAGAAAGCGTCCAACTCTAAACTCTCACTGAACGCTCAATATGCGCAACTCGTTGGCGGTGTATTCACAGCTGTAGCAGATTCACAAGATAAATCCAGCCGAAAAGGGTTTGAGACGGCTAAAATGTTTAATACCGCCGCGGCCATTATGAGTACAGCCGCTGC